CCTGCCTTTCAGCGGCACTAGCGGCTTTAGCAGAATTCATAGTAGAACCTATATCGCTCATGCCTACAGAAGCGGATGAAGCTCCAGATATAGAACCGCCTATACCATTAGTTGCAGCGAGAATAGGATTAAGGCCAGCCTTGCGCATATCTTCTACGGCCCATTGATGACGATGTTTATAATTTTCAACGTTCCACTCGTTAGCCTGTGCGGCATTAGCGGAATTGTAATGATTCTGAACTGCAGATCCTAATAAAGAACCAGCAACACTGCCTAATGTATTAGAAAGCCAAGACATGATACCAGCTCCTTCTAGAAGTGATCAACAAGGCCGGGCGTACCAAACATAGGCATAGGACGAACTGTGGTATACCTGAAGCCTACGTCGAGCAAGAACTCAGGCTCATCTTGAACGGCGATAATGCGATTAATAGGCGGATTTTCCGAAATAAACTCTTCGTTAAGAGTTGGGGCATTATTAAAGAACTGGGACAGGTGCCAGACATCAAGATTACCACCAACTACAGAGCTACGGAATTTACCAGTAACCTGTGAAGGTTTGTAGCGATACTCGGCGTAGCGTTCCTGATAACCGAAAACAGTAGTATCAGCTGCAGTACCTTGAGCATAAATCTCACGAAGTTCAATAGCCTGTTCGCCGAGATGCGCGAATGTCGGCCAATAGAAATCATAAACCGTAGAACGAAGCCACATCTTATTGATGCCCTGCTGATAAGTAATGTCGGCACGAGCACATACGAAGCCTATAACATAACCATGCTCGACGAAAGATTTCGTGAATCCATGGAATTTGGCAGCAGTAACGCCATAAGCAGAGAGATTGCCTTGAGGAGAGGTATTGTCAGTTGCAGAAGTTTGAGCTATTGGATTGACATTAACCATTTTAGTGAAAGAGCCGAGGAACTCAGGGCGCTGAAGACGAGCGTCCGGAGAAACTACGCCAAAAAAAGAGCGAAGCACTTCTGTATACCGACTACCACCACGAGCAAGGCGCTCGTAGAATTTCTGCATTTGGAAGGCAGTACGAAGACTATTAATGGTATAAGATGAAGCAGATGATAAATCAGCATAAACTCCAGAAACATCACTAGTAACGTATTTTAAATTAACATTAGTAACTTTTGGGGGGTTAGTATATGAATTAGCGGGATACCATGCTTTAGAACTACCTAAAGTAGTATCATAAACTGCCGAAAAACTGGGTAAATTAGGAACTGTAGAGGTTTTGAAACCTAAAACTGGAGCTTGATTTCCGAGAGGAATTTCTACACCTGGGCCTTTCTGTGTCCACGGAAGAGCAGAAGTAAAGTAATCGTGACGTTTACCACGAGGCGGGCAAGCTAAACCAGCCACACTTAGAGTAGTTCCTGGCTTAAATACCCAAGAGGGCTGGTCTGCTTTACGACTAGAATCCAAAACTCCATTAACATCGCCTTTTTCAATTTTTACGGACTTCTGGAGATTCTCATCCCTAAACCATTCATTCCAAATCAAATAAACAGCACGGAATGGAAGAGCACTAATTCCACTCAAAGTATTAGAGATATTCACAGGCAAACCGAAATAATCCCAAAGAGTGCCAACATAGGTATTTCCAGAGTTATCACCAGCAGTAATAGTAGGGATGACGTAATCAGTACTGTCATCAGGATCTTCCTGTTCAAAACAAAAATTCTGCCAGTGGTTCCAAACAAGGCGGTTTGGTACAAAAAAGAAAAACCAGTCCAGATAAATATTATCCATGATAGGCTTAATAGGAGTAGCCAAACGAGCGAAGTAATTAACAGACATACGAGTAGTATCACCAGGCAAAATCTCGTCAACAAATACAGGTATAAGCTTGCCTGAATTAAAAGTTGTCTTATAAACATGGGAACGGTCGAATTTAGTCCGCCGCATATACATTGCAGGAGCATCGCTGAAGCGATGTCCTCGAACTCTTATTTTTCTTCCAGCCAAAATTTCACCTTCTTCGAAGTGTAAACCTAATAATTGACCTAAAGCAAAATATTATTAGGCTTTAGATTATTTTTGCGTCACCTACGCCAGTTACATCAAGTAAGTAACTGGCTTCGGTGACGCCTATTTTTGTGTTTCTTCATTATTTTTTTCTAAAGTGTTACTTTTTTCTTGTGTTTGTTCATTACTTACGGACTGTTGTGGTTCATCAAAGGTATTTTCGCTACCATACAGACCTTGTTGTTGGAGATATTTGAGCGTTGCAGGATCATTCAAACGGTCGATAAAATTCATAGGATCGTGATCAAACTTTGCTCGAACGTAAGCGGGCAAACTGTAGAATTCTTCACGAACTCCGGACACAAGCTCAAGCGCTGTACTGTAGTCGCCGGGAAGCGTTGCATCTCCGAACTGCAGGTAAGCGTATTGCGAAGTATCGCCGAGATCAAGAGTCGTAATACCTTTCTGACCGTCTGCATACTTATTTACGATATAGTTGATATCAGTTTCATCTTTCTCGTCCTGAACGGCAAGAGAGGGCATAGTAAACTCAATACCACAATGATCATGTTCTTCTACGGGATCATAAGCTGTCTTAAATTTCATAGTTTCACCTCCTTTCGCAGGCGCCTAGACGCGGCGGGCGTAGCGTACAAAAAAAGACGATCTCATGCGAGACCGTCCTTTTTCTGATACGCTCTTTATTAGATTATCATTTAGTAGAATCATTGTCAATAGTCTGCACATATTCTATGGCGCGACCAACCACGACAGGAATACGGGACTCGTCACAATTCTCAATGTAATAGCGACCATCGCTGTCACCGAGATTGCCAATATAATAAAGAGAAAAGTCTTCAGGATACTTTTTAATAAGCATTTTATCATCGTTGACTATACCTTCAAAAGCTCGCAGAGCGAGCATATCGTTGTGATAAACCTGCGGCGGACTGAACTGTTCAGCCTTGGAATCATAAATGGAATAAAGTCTCAGAGGAACCATCTCCTTTTCTAAATGCAACTAAATACCTGCGAATCATAAGATAAAGCGTAGTTGATATAACAAAATAGTCATCATCAAGGCGAATAACTCTAGAATCATCAGGTTTAAGACGGTAAGCGGCATATTTACTACCACGAAAAGAGTAATTAAAAGAAATATTACGCTCACGACAGAAATTTTTAACAGCTTCAAATTCACTAATAAGCATCACCTCATTTCTGACTCAATGATAACACAGTCATAATACTTTGTCAAGCTTTCTGCCAAGAAAATGCTTATACTTACCTTCCTGAACACGACAGCGATCAATCAAACGCTCAAAAGTATTGTTCTCCAAGTTATGAAGCATCTTCTCAATACGGTTATTACGAATATATTCCATCCAGTGAGGATGCGTTTCGTCAAATTTTTTGTCATAATAACGAGGAGGAAGCATCTTTTTGCCATTGATAACGACATAATCGTTAGCATAACATTCTTCACCATGTTTTTCGAGCCATTTAGCACCTATGCCGGGACGATTAGAAGCAACCATAAATTCAGGAATGCGACCTTTATAGTGAGCAGGAGCATCTTTACCAGTCTGCTTTTTGACTATATAACGGGCAACGTAAGCAGCAGAATCAAAGCTAAACTCACCAATAAGATGCATACCGTATTTCCATACTTTGGCAAAGCGAGAAGAAGTATAAGTGTTATAACCATCTGTACGGAACCGAAAAACTTTGTCATCAAAATCAATATTAAACAAAATGTAATGATAATGGGGACGACCATGAAGTTCACCATATTCACCACAGCCGAGAAAGCGAATACCGCTGCCATACTCACGACGAAGATTTTTCATGAAAGTCTGATGAAATTTCTTGCTTAAACTCTTATCATGTGGCAAATGATAATCATCAAAAGTGCAAGTAACGAAATAAGCAGAAGACGAAGAACGGGCTTCATGAACAGCACGGACAGCCCACTGTCTACTATTTTCGAGACGACAACCAATGCATTGTTTACAAGAACAACGAATGAAACGGCTATCGCCAGAAAGCTCAGGGTGAGAGGCAAGGCTACCGTAAAAACTATAATGTTGTTTTCCATTTTTCGTAATCGCTCCTTCAACTGGGTACATGAGAATAGGATTGTAACAAACCATATTAATCACCTGTACCGATTGTATCAGGATTAGGTCAGAATGTCAAATCCTAAATCCACCTCGTCCTACTCTTTTAAAATTTCTACGACGAGATCTGGAGGTACGCCGGAAAAGACGGCGAGAGCCTCGTTTAGATAAGCGACGCCTTCTCATTTAGCATCCCTCCAAGAACCGAAAAAACGGCTAGTTTTTTTAGAATCATTCTTATTAGCAACTGGTTCAACAAGTTGAGCAACATCGGCCTGAAAGTCCGAGGCAACTTTTTTAGCAGTAACAGTATTCGAAGAAGCTCTACCTTTAAGAGCTTCAATTAGATCCACAACTTCCTGAATAAAAGGAACAACAACGGTGACAATAAAAGTCAGAATCATAGTAGTTTTATTAGACATAAAATTTATCTCCTTCCAAAATAGCGACCTCCGAGGAAGCCTACAACATTTTTGATGGTAGAACCAACACCACTAGCGACAGACCTAGGAGCACCTGTAAGACTTTCGAGATTCTTATAAAAATCACGTTCCATACCTGCCATTTCAGTTTGAATATTATCAAAAGCGGCAGCAGAGTTAGCGCGATTAGCAGAAGCAATATTGTTCAAAGCACCAGAGCTAAGGTAAGAACCCTGAAGCCGAAGGTTTTCAAGCTCCAAATTCATCTTTTCAAGTTCGTAACCAAGGCGCTTTTCATAAGTCTGCTCACGAAGATTCAAATCGTTTGCAAGAATACCGTTCTGAAGAACTGTACCATGGGTACTCTGACGCACAGAATCGGCTTCTGCGACGTTTTTATCAATTTGAGATATTGCAAGATGCTCGGCATTCTTAGCCTGCCTTTCAGCGGCACTAGCGGCTTTAGCAGAATTCATAGTAGAACCTATATC